TGGCAGTACAACAAGAAATGCAAGAATCATTTGCTAGAGTATTAGGTTATGATGGACCTATGCAAGGATTCAATAGCTTTATACAGTCAGACCCTGCAGCTTCAGAAAAGTATAAGGGTATGTTAGCCATTGCTGAAAAACAAAGAGAGATGGCTAAACAAAATATGATGAAACGTACTCAAGCTCCTAAACCACAGATGGCTCAAGGTGGCTATATGATGGATAGGTTTGCACAGAATCAACAACAAGATATGGTTGGGGGTTATGTACCACCACCTACACAATCATTTAATGTGGGTGGCTTAACTACATTACCAACAGCTACTCCCCCAACTCAAAACTTTCAAGATGTAACTAGACCTGTAACCGATACTAACCCATACTTAGCTGATGGCACTACACCTAATCCTAACTTTGGTAAGGACACAGGACAAACAACTACCTCTGCTCCTAATATAGGCGAGATGGGTGCTCAAATGATAACAGCACCCGGATTACCTACAGGTGGTGCAGTCGAAGCTGTTGGTGTAGATGCAGGAACTAATCAATTATTACAAACAAGCACAGGTGGTGTAACACCAAATGCTGTCGCAGTGCCTACTACACTAGCTTCTACAGCTACAGCACAAGGACAAACTGCAACTTCAGCTAATCAAATAGACCCTGCCAAAGCAGAGACATCTGTTAATACAGCATTACAACAAACTCAAGCAGCTCAAGGTGTTGTAGGTGCTAATGCACAAGTAACTGCACAACAACAGGTTGCTAGTTCTGTAGCAGAGTTAAATGCCGCACAAGGTATTGCTACACAAATGACTAACCCTGTACAAAGACAGGTGCAAGCAGGTGAACTAGTATCTCCTGTAGCTAATGCAGAAACAGCATCTACTTATGCAGAGCAGATTCAAGCTGCTACAGCAACACCTACAGAACAAGCTACGGTACAAGGACAACTTGCTACTCTTACTGCTAACTTTGATGCAAGCAATCCACCTGCATGGGCAGCAGGTTCTTTACGTGCAGTACAAGCACAAATGGCACAAAGAGGTTTAGGTGCATCTAGCATGGCAGGACAAGCTATGATTCAAGCTGCCTTAGAGTCAGCACTTCCTATAGCACAGGCAGATGCACAAGTACAGGCACAGTTTGAAACACAAAACTTATCTAACAGACAACAAAGAGCAATGCTTGCAGCTCAACAGAGAGCACAGTTTATAGGTCAGGAGTTTGACCAAGCATTTCAATCAAGAGTTCAAAATGCATCTCGTATAGGTGACATAGCCAATCAAAACTTTACTGCTGAACAAAACATAGCACTAGAGAATAGTAGAGCAGTGAATACTATGAACCTAAATAACTTGTCTAATAAACAGGCATTAGTTATAGCAGAAGCATCAGCACTTGCTAATATGGATATGTCTAACTTAAGCAATAGACAACAGTCTGCTGTACAAAACGCACAGTCTTTCATGCAGATGGACATGGCTAACTTATCTAATACACAGCAAGCTAATATGTTTAATGCACAGCAAAGGATACAGTCTTTGTTTACAGATACTGCCGCTGAAAATGCCGCTAAACAATTTAATGCTACATCACAAAATCAAGTAGACCAATTCTTTGCACAGTTAGGGCAACAAGCTAATCAGTTTAATGCTACACAAGTTAATGCACAAGAACAGTTTAATGCAGGACAAAACAATACAGTAGAAAGATTTAATGCTGAACTAAATAATGCACGTGATGTATTTAATGCACAGAACCAACAGGTGATAGCACAGTCTAATGCTAATTGGAGAAGACAGATAGCTTCAGCAGATACTGTAGCTGTTAACCGTGCTAACGAACTTAATGCTCAAAGCATATTAGGTATAAGCAACCAAGCTTATAATAACTTATGGCAGTACTATGGTGACACTATGGAGTGGGCATGGACATCAGCAGAGAATGAAAGAAGTCGTGTTGTTGATTTAGCTAAAGCACAATTAGCTGCCGATGCTGATGCTGATATACAAAAAATGAAGAATGATTATAATTCATCAGCTGCATTTGGTGGTCTTATGACTAAGTTTATTGGAGGAGCACTAGGATTCTAATGATTACTAACCCTATGATTATGGCAATAAATGGTGTACCAACCATTGAAGAAGAAACAGAGGTAAAGAAAACACCATCTAAAGGATTACTTACTCGTACTATGGATTCAAGACAATCCACAGGCAGTTCTCCTGATGATGTTAAAATGCGTGTAGCGAGATATGTACAAGATATACGTAACAAAAGAAAAGGTTTAAAAGATGCCTGAATTAAATGAAGTCGTACATGATGGTCCTGTAGCAGGTCAGTCTCTGACAGCAGAGTTTGGTGCTAGACCTTGGCAGAGTCCACCACAATATAATACACTAGAAGAAGCATTAGAGTGGTATGTACCTAGACTAACAAATAAAGCATTTACTACAGAGTTATTTGATATAATAGAAATGGGAATACCCTTAACTACTATAGCTAATAGTATGCAGTTGACAGCAGTTATGGAAGGTGTTCACTCTATAGATGTAGGCATTTTAGTTACTCCTATTATAGTGGAGATGTTAGCTTATCTTGCAGATAGTCAAGGAGTAGAATATAAAACAGGTAACGAAGAGCCTGACGATGACGATACACCTAGCGAAGGTATGGTAGCCGCGGCTCTAAACAAGTTAAAGCAAGAAGAGGATAAACCTATCCCTGTTCCGGGAATAGATAATGAGGTTACTGAAGATGATGAAGAGCCTAGTGGATTAATGGCAAGGAGAGCTTAATGGCATTTAGTTTAGCAGGATTTATTGGTGGTGCGGCAACTCAAGGTTTAAAAGATATTGAGACAGAAGAACTACGTGTAAAGAAATTCTATGAGAAAGAACTAGATAGGTCTGTTGCAGAGCAAAGAGAGATGCGTAAAGAAAGACGTAAGAAAGTAGAGTCTCGTATGGAGCAGATAACTATGCTTGAATCTTTCTTTGGTGATGACCCACAGGCTAGAAACATGGCGGCTAAAGTCGTAGCAGGTGGTACTGCTAATGTCAATATGATATTAAATACACTTGAAAAGGCTAGGAATAGTGGTGCTACAAAAGAAGATATGTTTAAGGCTATTAAATATGTACCTGATAAGGATGCTCCTAATCAATCTTTTGAGACAGCTAAAGATGCTGCTGAAGCTATAACTGAACTAGTTAAACCTGCTGACCTAAGTGGATTATCTTCTGCTGCTTCTAAACAGAGTAAAGGTTTGTTTAGTATGGCAGTTAATAAAGATAAGATATTTAATACTATGGTACAAGAGTATAAAGACGTAGGTGAGTTTAAGAATGAAGATAGTGGTAAAATAGTACAAGCACTTAAAGGTAATCTTAAGGTTGACTTTAGTCAATTACCTACAGAGGTTAAGAGTCTAGATACTCAGTATGACCAAACTGCATTTAAGCTACGTAACTTAGATAAGAATAGTCCTACATTTGAAGCAGATAAAACTAATCTTACATCTCAATTAAGTACTATTACAAAAGAAATAAATGCTAAAGCTAAAGCAAAAGATACTACAGATAATAGTGCTAGTATATCGGTCATGTCTGCTTTACTTACAAAAACTATGTCTGCTGCTGAAGACGGAGTAGGTTGGAATAGTACTAATCAACTAGCTACTAAAGATGGTGTGCAAGTTGTAGGTGCTGAAGCAGTAGCAATAAGAAATGAAGCAGTTGGTAAGGCAAAAAAAGAATACCTTAGTACCTTACTTACACCTGAAGGTATACCTATCAATAATAATGCAGCTCTTGTAATTCAAGGATTATTAAGTGAAGAATATGCAGATTATCAGAAGAATAAAAAAGGTGCTAAGTCAGGTGATACTACCAAACCTGAAGACATTAATGCAAAGATAAAGGAAAAGTTTCCTAGTGCTGAAGAGTTTGTCAAGAATAGTTTAGGTAAGGCTAGTGCAAGAGATAACCCTGATAAAATTGTTCAAGGCATAATGAAAATTTATGGTATAGATTTTAACGAAGCTAGTAACTTAATGGATTCAGCTATTAAAAGTTTACCTAAGAAACAAGTATATGTAGACCCCACTAAACCTGTACCCAAAAAACCTACAGGTGGCTTTATGTTTGATAGTGATGAAGAAGAAAAAGCTATGGAAGAGTGGGATAAAAAATATGCTAGAACACATAATGAAGATGGTTCACCTAAAAAATAGGATAGAAATACATGGCTGAACCAGACTTATTAGACTTATATTATAATACATCTGATACTGATAAAGATACTAGTGCTGTTGAAGAGAACAAAGAAGAAGATATACTAGACTTATTCTATAGTTCTTCTGATACACAAGAAAAAGAATCAGTCGAAGAAGAAGAAGATGTATTAGATACATATTATGGTAAATCAGAAGTGCAATCAAAAGCACCTAAAGACACTCGTACTGCTTATGAACAAGTAGAAGCACCTGAAGAAGGCACTAAAACACTAGAAGAGTTTGCTAATGACAGTAAGTTTATTGCTGATGTAAATGCATATGGTAAAGCTCGTTACGGTGATGATGGTATACAACAAGAAGGTGAGAGTAACGAAGAATATGTACAAAGATTCCTCACACACACAAGACAACTTGAAACTAATTCATTAGACTTAGGTGCTCAAGTTGCATGGATGCGTGGTGCATCCGAAGAAGACAAAGCTAAGTTTGGTAGAGTATATCAAGAGATGGAACGACTTCCTTCTTTCTATGAAGAAGGTGGTGGAGATGTCTTAACTGCTGTCAAAGACTTTGGTTTGTCCGTTCTAACTGACCCCCTCACATATATAGGCTTTGGTGCAGGTAAACTTGCATCTCTTGGTGCTCAACAGGGTATCAAGAAACTTGTGCTTGCAGGTGCAAAAGAAGAAGCCTTAAAACAATCCAAGAAAATATTTACTAAGGGTACACTCAAGGCAGGTGCTACAGTGGGTGCTGTTGAGACAGGTGTAGGTGTATCTGCTGACATGAGACTACAAGAAATAGAACAGGAAGCTGGTTTAGTAGCCAAAGGAGAAGATGGTGAAGTTGAACGTGACTTAACTAGAACTGCTCTTGTGGGTGGTATTACAGGTTTATTAGGTGTAGCAGGTGGTATAGGTTTAGGTAGACAGTTTGCCAAAAACACAGCAACTAAGGAGATAGCTAAAGAAGAATTAGCTGAAAGATTAGCTCAAGAAAGTGTTCTTGATAGTGGTATTGAATTATCAGATGATGCTATACAAGCAGTAAATAAACAGAACTTTAAGTTTGATGTTAATAAAGGTTACGAAGTATACGATAAGCTAGACCCTAGTTTTGATATAGGTAAACTTACTGATGTCAAGATTAAAAAAGATATACAAAATAGAGTAGGTCAGATAGGTGTACAATTATTAGAAGAGATAGAACAGTCAGGTACATTTAAAGATTTACCTCAAGAGATATTAAAAGAGAAACAAGTTACTAAGTTTGTAGGTAGGTTACTTGTAGAAGCAGGTGATATGATTGATGATGATGCACTAGATGCAGCTATCAGTAGGTCAGGTCTATCTATGGAGCAGTTTACACAAGCACTTAATGCTGGACAGAATGAAGCTGCTAGTATTTTAGGTGGGTTTGGTAAAGCAGGTAAAGTATTTAAAAGACTAAAAGAAATAGACCCTGAGTTCCAAAAAAGATGGGAAAACTTATATGGCATAGAGAGTGAGACTCTTGGTATCATGGGTAAAGCCTATAGCATGATGCAAAAACTAGATAGAAACCGTAGAGCCTTGATGGTTACACAACTATCCACTACTATACGTAACGTAGCTACAGGTGGTATGAGATTGACTATGGAGATGGGTGCAAATTCAATAGAGACTAGTCTATATCATTTAGGTAAAGCTACTTCCTCACTGTTAAAAGGTGAAGCTAGTGTTCAAGGTATAAAGAATGGCTTACGTGATATGTCTAGAGATGCCTTTGGCACTCTTGCTTTTATAGCAGATTCAGGACAGACAAAAGAAGTAGCAGAAGCTTTATTAAAGCATAACCCTAGATTGTGGAGACAGATAGATAGGTCATTACAAGAGGTAGGAGCAGATACTACAGATGACCTTTGGAGATTCTCTAAGTGGGCAAACACTTTAAATATGGCACAGGATAGATTCTTTAGACGAGCAGTATTCTCTGCTTCTGTTGATAAACAGATAAGAAGAACAGGACTAAAAGGACTTGGTGGTGAAGATGCTGCAGGAGTGGCTGAAGCATTAGCTACTGGTAAAAGTTTACCTGCTAGTGTATTAAAGCAAGCGACTGAAGATGCACTTTCTTTTACCTTCTCTCGTATGCCCAAAGCATCTAAAGGTAAGATAGGAGATACTATTGCACACCATTTTATAAAGTTTAATGAATCACTAGGACCTATTCCCGGACCTGTGGGTACTGCGGCTTTTCCTTTTGCTAGGTTCATGGCTAATGCTATGCAGTTTCAGTTTAGTTATAGTCCACTAAGTATTCCTGCCGCTATTTTTAATGGAGTGGGTGGTGCAACTAAATATATTAAAGGTGGTATTACAGGCAAAGCTGTTAAAGGTACGGATGCACAGATGAGACTAGCTAGAGAGCAATTCTCTAAAGCTACAGTAGGTAGTGCGGCTCTTATGGCAGCTATAAAATATCGTATTGATAACCCTGATGTTAAATGGTATGAAGGACAGAAGGAAGATGGTAGAACCGTAGACTTAAGACCATTCTTTCCTATTACTCCGTACTTAGCAGTGGCTGATGTCATAGTAAGATTAGGTGAAGGCAGAGAGATTGATACTAAAACTTTAATAGAAGGCTTGACAGGTGCTCAATTTAGAGCAGGTGCTAGTTCATATATGATTGACTCAGCCTTTGAATTTATGCGTGAGGATGGTAATAATATACAACAAGAAAAGTTGGCAGAGTTCTTTGGTGGATATGTAGGTGAAATCTTTGGAGCATTTGCTACACCTGCTAGAGTTGTAAAAGATATCAATGCCGCTTTTAACAAAGAGGGTGCGACAGTAAAAGACTCTAGACAAGTAGAAGGTAGTGGTGCATTAGAACGTGGTTTAAGTTCAGCTATTAATTCCTTCCAAAGGAATATACCTTTTCTTGATTCAACTTTACCTGCCTTACAAAGTCCTACACAAGAGGGTGATATAATACAACAAGACCCTTTAACTACACAGTTGACAGGTCAAAAGCTTACAGCTAAAAGAAGTGATGTTCAAAGGGAATTAGTTAAGCATGGATATGAAGACTATGAAATAGTACCTACATCAGGTGATAAAGTTGCAGATGCTTATATAAAGAAGTATATGGGTAAGTACGTAGAGCAGAATCTAGCTAGAGAAATAAACTCTGCTAGTTATAAAAAATTATCTAGAGTTAAACAAGAAGCTGCTATCAAGAACAAACTAAGTAGATATAGAAAGATAGCTAAGATGTTAGGTGAGCAAGAAGCAAGAAGTGATAATGTACTTGGTAAATCTTTCACTGCTTTTGATAGAGCACAGTGGACAAGAACATCTAGTGTAGCTAGAAAATTAGCTGATGAATATTATAAATCAAAGTATGGTAAGTCTGTCGCTGAAATGCAGAAGGATGAACCTGAAAGAAATCACTATCGTTTAGGTAAATTGATAGGCAATAGTTTAAGTACTGCCTATCGTTAATATTATCTACTGTCTCCTGAACCTGCGAGTGTACCACGTTCTTTCCTATCATGTAACTTCTCTAAGTTCTTTTTCATAATAGTATTTAAACTGACACCCAACTCACTAGCTAATACAGCACAGTACCAAAGAACATCACCTATTTCGTAGGCTATAGCTTCTTTGTTTCCCTTGCCATCACGTATTATCTTCTTTACCTTACCTGCTACCTCACCTGCTTCACTAGTTAAGCCTAGAGCTAAATACTCTAAGGCTTTTTCTTTTGGAAAGATAGCTGTGTTATTAGCTCTTGCTTCATAGAAATCAGCAGTCATTACCTCTGCTATAACTAAGTTATCTTGCATGAACTTCTTCGCTTCTTCTTCTAGCTTCAACATTTTTCACCTTCTTTAATTGCTGTGCATATGCAGAATTATAACCTCGTTGCCACTCTCTATATTGCATAGTATTTATATTATATGGACTTTCCGTTGCTATAATTCTTGCTCCATTAATGTTTCTCACATATTGTTTGCCCTTAAAAGCATTGAACCCCCTATCGAATTGTATCCTCAAGGGAGCATCATACTTACTTAGATTGGGGTTTCTTTTCTTCCTCTGTTTTTGCATCTTCTTGTCTCCTTTCAAAATACTTTAGTATCATGTTAAGTTTATCATCTGCTGTAGCCACTGCATCTAGCTCGGTGTCAATGGATTGCTGTATATCTTGATGCTCTCCTATACCTACAGACCTAGTTAGTAGTATCTCTACATTTGATATATGTTTATTTATTAGTCCAACATAATAAGACTTTGCCGCATTTAATAGCATCTCTCTCATTAACTTTCTCCTTTAAATGTTTTTAATACATCAGACGAAAATAACTTGTCAAGTTTTAATAGATACATTCTTGATGCGTTATGGTCTCCACCTGATACACTTCTCTTGTAATCTAATCCATCGATTAGCTTCTTGAGATTATCTACACTAAATACTAGTGTGCAGAATACGTCTTTACCTATACAAAGATTGTGAAACCAATAGTCTGCTTCTGTTGCATTGATACCACTAGGCTTTCCATAAGACTGATACTCTATAGCTATGTTACCTGTCTGTTGCCACTTATCTCTCTCACTCTTTACTTCTATCTTTTTATCCTGTAACATATCTGCTACAAGTTGTTCTCTTACTTTACCATATTCTAGGTCAATGTCAAACTTCTTTCTGTTTTCTTTACTTGGTGCTAGGTTTTCCATGTGCAACTCCTTTCGCTTTGGGTTTAAGATGTAATAGTTCTCTTATGTGTAGCTTCCTACCCTTGAAGAAAACAATTAAGTTTATTGTCGTATTTATGGTGATAGCAATGAGTAACCACCACTGCCACCATATTAGTTCTGTATTTTCTAACATTAACTAGCCTGTATGTCAACCATCTCACACGCATCTGCTGTGCAAGCTAGTTCCCTTCCACCACTAGTTGTGTCTTCCTTTTCATAGTCTGCCAACTTAGACCAATCAATAGACTCAGGCATTTGTTTATATGCTTTCTCATACTCTTCACCTGTTATGTCTTGATAAGGTGCTTGAGCATATGTATGGTCACTAAATGGCAGGAAAGATATACCTGATACCTCTTCAAAGTTATCGTACACCCATGCTCCTACTTTCATCCACTCATCTTCCTTAACAGATACAGTAACGGAAGGCTTGTGCTCACACCAATGTCTTTGGAACATAAGCCAATACTCTAGCTGTTCAATAGCTGACATAGCTGTTCTAGTTATAGCACCTGAAGGTGATTTCATAGGAAAGCTGAACACAGTTGTGCTATCAGGCTTCATAACATCAGGCTCACTAGGTATGCCACTATCTTTCATAAACTGTGTGAGTGGGTCTTTATTATCACCACGTACAGTCCTGATGTAGTAATCATTATGCCTAGCATGGATACCTGAAGCACTGTCAACTAATTGACTAACTGTACCACTAGGTTTAACACAAGTGATTGCAGTTGACTGTGGGATACCTAAATCTTTAGCAAACTTCTTGTTTGTTTCTACTGCTACGTCTCGTAGTATCTCTAGTATTTCTTCTGTCCATATAGGGCAGTCAAGAATACCTGTTAGGGAAACTCCTAATAGTCTTTCTTCTTCTGTATTATCCTTCCATACCTTACGTAAATACTTAAAGTTAGTAAGAGTAGATTGAAATGTACCAAGCACAGTAGCCATACGTACCTTTTCTTTTAAGGATACTAGGTCATCTGTGGCTCTACACACTACCTCTGTAAGATTACAGAACTGATAAGGTCTAAGTATAATCTCACTACATGGGTTACAACCAAAGTAATGGTCAGCATCTCGTCTACCATTCTCAAGTGCCTTAACTTTGGCGGCTTGTCTATTAAAGATACCACGTTCACCTGACTTGGATTCATATAAAGATGTCCACTCTCGCATGAATGTACCCATCTCAGGCTTACCTTTAAATGCTACAGAGTTATTAGCTAATGCTCTCTGTCCTTCATTCTCCCACCATTGACCTGACTTAGCATGTCTCATTTGGTCATCGCCTAAGTTGGATAGTGATATAAGTGCAGACCTACGTACTCCACCTACAACTACAACCTCACCTATCTTGCACATCAAGTCGTGACACTCAATAGGAAATAGTCTTCTACCTTTAGCACCCTTGAACTTCTGTATGCAAAACTGAAACAACTCAACTAATGGTGCAGGTCCTGATGCCCTACCACCAAATGTCTTTAGTCTTGCACCTGCTGGTCTGACCTGTGATACATCCCAAGTAGGTACTTGTCCTACATATAGCATAGCAATAAGTTCTCTCAATGCTTTTGCCCATCCGGGTCTGCTGTCACCGACAGTGATGATAGTAGTGCTGTCCTCAAAGTGTTCATTGACTATAGGTAGTTTATCTACATTCTCTCTTTCAACAGAGAAACCTACACCTGTGCCACACATAAGTATATACATACATTCATCGAATGAACGTGGACTATCTACAGGTATGTAGCTACAATTATAGCCACCCACATGGCAACGGTCTAAGGCAGGTCCTGCTGTCATTAAGGCTCTCATGCTAGGCATCACACCTAGAGACATTATTTGGTTTGTAAGCTTCTCTTTTAAAGCTTTACTGACTGTGTAATTATAGTTCTTAACTAAATGGTTATCCATATAATCAAAGTATCTATCAACAGTCTCACCCCAATTCTCTCTACGTTGTTCGTCATCCTTCCACCGTGCATAGCGAGAGAGTGCTATGAAGTTTTGGTAGTCGGTAGGTAAATAGTTCTGTATCATTTATGTCTCCTCACTAACTAGTTTCATGTTCTTAATATTAACACCTTCTATTTCATGGAAGGCTTCTCTTACGTATTCTTCAATCTCTTCGCTAACCATGCCATCGGCAGGTACAGCATACTCATCAGGGTCTACAGAGACTGTCATCATTATCTTAACTCTTATCATCGTAGACCTCAATGAGCTTATTCAAATACCACTGTGCTTTCTTTAAGTCTTCTACACCATTTTTATATCTGAATCTCCATAAGTATTTAACTATATTCCCTTGTAAATAATAATCAAACCCATCAACTAACATAGCTTCTAAGGCATCAATGGTTTCAATACCTGCTTTGTTATAGTGTATAGGACTATTAACCATATCTTGTTTTGCCATATCTCTCTCCTTTTCTGCTCTGTAATTCATATATTCTAAATGTCTCATGTCTTTTATATACTCTTCTTGAGCCATTGTCAATGCTTAGTCTCTGCTTTTCCAAAAGAAATATGTATTACATTGTCATCTATCTCAGTAACTTTACTCTCTTTCTTGTCAGGTATATCAAACACATCTTCTATAGGTAGATGCTTATTAGCTTCTTCTTCTACTGCATCTCTGAATATTTTATTCTGCTCCATCAGAGGAACAGTAGCACATATCTGCCTAGTAAAGTTTAACATAGCTTCAAAGTCTTCATCGTTTAATGGATTCTTTTTGCCTACCATTATACTAAGTGATACATCACCTGTCCAACCCTTACTATCTATATGAGGTTTTATTTGTATAACAAAGTCTTCGTCTTCTAAGTATCTATCATTAATCATTTTAATCTCCTTACTTTTTTACCTGTGAATTTAATCATCTTTGGATGTTTGTTCTTACCTTTTTCTTTTAGCCAATCTTCAGGAATTATTCTGTCATAATATCTGAATCCATACTTATCACACCACTGACCATATGTAGACTTAGCACCTTTACTTAGCTTACGTCTGCTATTCTCAAAGACAAATCTGATATCTAATCTTGGATGTTGTTTCTTAATAGCTAGATGTTTACGTCTATCTATAGCAAGAAACCTTCCCTTTGTCTCAATGATAATACCATTATTTAATATGAAGTCAGGGGTATAGGTTCTGTAGGCTAGGTCTTCCCATTCAATCTTAATACATTCGTAACCATACTTATGTTTACGTTCTGTAAGATAGACAGATACCTTGTGCTCTAACCCACTCCTATACCCATGCTTTAAGGCTGCACGATATGCCTTATGAGGAGTCACTTAGAAGTTTCGCCACGTGATTCCTGTAAAAGGACTATAAGAAGTCTGATAACCTAAGTTCTTTAACTCTTCCTTTACAGCTTCATCAGCTACCTTTCTAGCTTCCATAGCATCACGCAAACCTGCTGTACGCATCTCACGATACTGCTTCTTTGCTTCTGCTAGTTGCTTCTCCATTTCTTCAATATCAGATTTTAATTCATCTAATGATTTACTCATGCTATTTTCTCCTTTCCTAGCTTAATATATTGAACCATCTTAGGTTCTTTTGCTAATGACTTCTGTGCAGGTAACTCTTGCAGAGTATCCCAACAACTATACCTGAAGTCACAGAAGGTGCAGTTCTTATTAAGAATAAGATTACCTGTAGCTTTACCTCTAAAGGTTTCTGCTTCAGGCTCAAAGCACCTAACTAATTCTTTAGCATTAGCTTGCTCTATAGTCTTCTCGATGTTACCTAAGACTTGAGTTGTATCTGCACTTCCTGCTGACACGTATTTGAACTGTCCATTAGACTTGTTCACTACCCACCAACCACCTATGTTTTTACCACTCGCTTTCGCATACCCAACGAGTTGACCTACATAACCAAAGCTATCTCCATTAGCTACTGATTCAAATGAAGCGAACTTATTCTTGTAAGACCAATCTGATGCAGACTTTATATCGTCTACACAGTCATCTAACACAAGGTCATATGTTCCTTTTACGTTGACACCATCCTTTAGTTCCAACGTAACCTCTTCACTATCTTGGTATTCAATCTTAGCTTCCTTCAACAAACCCTTGAAGATAGCTTCAACTATATCACCAATCATCATCGTCATCAAGAAACTATTACCTTTCGGTAATGCTTTCTCAGGATGGTTCTTATCAAACCAAAGCTGACAAGAGGGTCTACCTATGTTAGACATACGTAGTTTAAAATCCCCTCTGTCATTCTTTGTTCCGAACTGACGAACCATAGCTTCCTTTATATCGGATGCTACACCTTCAATAGTCTCTATCGACATCTGCTTCTTAGATGCAAGTATATCTTCTAGTAACTTATGTATCGCCAATTCAGCACGGTGATTCATTAGCTTGCATCCACTTCGATAAAGTCTTCAACTATATCTTTCATGTCTGCATCTGCATTACCACCTACATTGGAATCCCACTCACTCACTATATATTGATTATAGTTTTGTATCCATGACATGAAGTCACCAAAGATAACTTGGTCTTCATCAGACAGGTCAATCTTATTGGCTACATCTAGTGTAGATACAGGTAAGTAGAACACATTACCATTAGGTAACTTACGTTCTTCAGTTTCTAAGGCTATAGTATGTTGAACAGGAAGTCTCTTCAACTGTGCCAACTTAGTAAAAGGTTGTCCTACAGTTTTGAAAGCATCTCTATTATCTATCTCCCATATAAATGGTGTAGTTTTAAAAGCTATCTTTTCACCCTTGTCATTACATGGGTCAAGTAAATCAACCATACCAAAGATAACACGTACTCTTTTAATCTGCTTGATTAAGTCTTGAGTCTTCTCAGGTAATGCTTTGAAGTCTTGAATATAACCTGCTGGTTTACCACAGTTAAACCCACCTTGATTATCTTTTAAATCTAGGTTAAGTGAATCTGCCATAACAGTCTTATGATAGATGCCCATAGGCTCACCCATCTTTGCGTTCATATTCTTAACGAACCTCTTATACATATACCTTTGCATGAAAGGTCTTATCTTGGCAGTCTTACTGTAGTAAGTATCGCCATCAGGTATCTCAAGTTTATAAGTACCACCTTCAACTACCTCTACGTTTACATTCTTGCCATTCATCTTGGTCTCACCCATGATTGCTGAATGGTTTATTCTGAAACGTGGTAGCTGTTGAGTCTTCTTAGTATCTGAAGACTTAGTACCTTCACCTGCTATACCCATTGCTTTAGCCATAGCTTCGTAGTTATTTGTATCAATCGTTACTAAATTATTATTTTCCATATGTATTGCTCCTTTCTGTGAGTCAAATGTTGTATAGTTATATCAGCTAACGTCTTTAGTGTCAAGCCAATTATCACCTATTTTTGCTTCAAGTAATAATGGTACATTGAACTCGATGTTAAACTGTTTCTCAACAATAGATTGGAGACTACTGTTGAGCAGTTTGATGAGGTATAACACCTGTGTTATCTCATCAGGGTGTATATCAACCACCACAGAATCGTGTACCGAATTAACAATACATGATTTGTAGTTGGCTAATAAGTTCTCCATCTGTATAAGTACGATGGGAACTATGTCGGCAGTAGCAAAACTCTGCACAGGATAATTCTTTATCTGTGTGAAGAAGCTTACTGTGCCATTCATTCTTCGTTGTACATCAGGAAAAGAAAACTCTCTGCCTGATGGTGTGGATATCTTGCCTGTCTCTAAAGCTTCTTTAGCCAATCTGGAGTGCCAAGCTTTGATTCCTGTGTACTTTTTGGTAAAGTGTTCATAGTATTCTGCTTCTGCTTTACTTCTGCCAAAGCCTGTTGCTCCGTAGAGTGGTGCGAATGTGTGTGCTTTCGCATCCTGCCTAGAAGTCGGTTGACCTGCATCTGTAATAACTTTAGACGTATACGAGTGAACATCAAACCCTGTAGAAACTTCATCCATTGCCACCTTATCTTGAGATAAATATGCCGCGGCTCGGAACTCTAGCTGTGCAAAGTCAGCTTCAAGTATCTTGCCACCCTTCCAACGTGATACGAATACCTTCTTAACAGGAAACGTACCACCTCTAGGCATATTCTGCATATTAGGGTCAGCACCACTAAACCTACCTGTCGCTGTCCTGTGCTGTAATAACCTCACATGAAGCTTACCATCTGTCTTAACGTGTGCTTTGATACCCTCTACAAAAGAACTTAGGTATGAGTCCAAAGCTGATAAACGTTTAACATCCGTTAAAAAGTTGACAGCATCTGTCATGTTAGTACGTTTAGCCATGCTCTGTAACATATCTAAGTTCGTCTTAGACACACCAAATCCATTAGCAGATATCCACTTAGAACTTGGTGCTTTAAACTTCAATCCTGCTACTAATCCAAGAGATTGAAGAGTATAACCATTACCACCACAGTCAATGTGCTTAGTGGTATTTGCGTAAGGAGTTCCATTTACTCTAACCTTTCTTATCTGTCCTGTGCCATTACATTCTCTACATGACACAGCTTTTGTTTTTAATACAATATCAGAGTTTCTTGATACAACATCATTGAAGTGTGCCTTGTCCATGTAAGGAGTAAAGGCATTTGCCCACATAGTTTTATCATGTGGCTTTCTGCTGTATATAACCCAAGACATCTGCTCTGGACTATTAAGATTAATAGGTGTGTCACCCATAAGTTTTCTTATCTGAACTTGCAATCGCTTTTCTATCTCAAGCTTCTCTGCTTCAAACTGAAGCTTAACCTCATCCAACTTCTCTACATCTACAGCAAATCCTGTGTTGTATATGTGGGCAAGAGTGACACACACCCTATTAGTAAGTACAACACATTCCATTAATGCTGAATCTGTAGTCAACAATCTTCTGTTTAGCTTCTCGGCTAACTGCTGTGTTGCATGTAAGTCTGCTGACAGGTAAGAAGATAATTCTTCAGGTGGTATCTCATCAACACCCACACCTTGCTTGAAGTATTCTTTCAAGGTATCCTGCTTCTTAGTATCTAACTCATACCTTTCAGCACAAGCTTCTAGTGACAATGGTTCTTTCTGTCCACGTTGCAAGACATACTCGCCTAGCATTGTGTCAAACACAGGACCATCATACTTGAAGCCACACTCCCATAGCCACATTAAATCA